ACTTTTATCGACCAGGTAGACGCCTGAGTATAACTGGATCGTCTAGTTAGAGCACCGCTCCGGAGATATCCGGGGCGTGGGCTTGTCTATTGGCCTCATCAGCCACTAGAAAGCAGCGTGCGCCATGGCAGAGCCGATGGTGTTAAATGCACGAAGCGTTCCTCGATGAAAAGGACCGTGGAGACAGCAGCGTTGCTCTGACTCCTTACGGAGTCAGTCTAACTGGCACGGTTTGCTACCGTGCACGGAGGTGCTTATGGGAAAGGTTCGAATAGTCGACTGTCATAGAGCCTTGCCAATTGTGGCAAGGACATACGACGACTTAGGCACATTAACCGCCGAAACCGTCTTAACCTATGAAAAAGGCTGGCAAAATCTCGTCACTACGGGGGATCATTCCGGTTATTGGAAGGATCTAATCCTACGCGGCTTGGATGCCACGACCCAACTCACAGCTCAAAAAATGACCTTCTTTTCACGTCCTATGTACGTGAATTGGGGGAACTTTGGCGGGGGTCGGACTGAGATCACCGGACACTGGCATTTATATGGCCAGGCCGATATTGGTCTCGAGACGCCTCTCGACTACCTCTATGATGAGGCACAGTCTAGAGCCGAGATGGAGTTTGTGAAACAAGTTAGGGCCGCTCGCACTAAGTGGGAAGCGGGTGAGTTCCTTGGCGAAATAGCACAGACTGCTAGGTTTCTAGCGCATCCGTTGAAATCACTCCAAGGTGCAACGATAAACGCCGGTCGCAAGATCAGCGATATCGCAGCTAAGCTCGCAGCGTACGATAAGAAGAGTGATCTTCTTCAACGTGCGACTGATAGCTACCTTGCTTATCAGTTCGGGGTTAAACCCCTTATATCCGACATTCACGGCGCTAAAAAAGCTTTGGATGCTGCCGCCCGTGGGCACCAGAGTTATGAGGTGAAGCGTTTGATCGGTACTGGTAAGGCGGAACAAGGTTCTTCAGACGTTTTGAGTATGTCCCCAGTTCCTGGGGCACACACGAACCCGGCTGTGTTTAAGAACGTTTCGCAGAGTCGCATAGCCACCGTAAGGATACTTGGCGGCTATAGCGTCGGACTGGATCGATCCCCTGAAATGGGGTTTCTCGATCAGTTCGGGGTGGCGCCCGATAATTGGGTGCCAACGGCCTACGAGCTCTTTCCATGGAGCCACGTAGTGGACTACTTCACAAATGTGGGTAGCGTGCTGGATGCGTTCTCCTTAGGGTCAGTCAAGTTCAACTGGCTGCTCCAAACGAATGTGTACGATAGGGTATTAACTATAGCCCTGACCGGTACGGAATCAAATCCGTGGGGTCCGAACACAGCGTACGGGGGACAAACCATACTTGTACAACATAATGTCAGTCGCCGCGGGCGTAGTAACTCGTTTTCTCCACAATTTCTCGTGAAGAAGCCGAGTCTATCCCAGTCCTTGAATATCGCCGCAATGGTTAACACCATCGGAATGCTCAAAAGACGCGCCGGTAACTGATCCCTATAACCTGTAAATTCGAGGTAATAATTATGAGCTTATCGCTCACTTCCCCGGTAACGGGTTCAGCACAGACGGGCTTTACAAGCCCTACTTTCACACTGGTTTCAGACATCGCGCCGGATATCAATGGTAAACAGTACATTGTATCCGCGCTCGGTGGTACGCAAACCGGTGCATCTGTGCACTCCGTTCAGAGTCCGTTCACTTTGTCGTTGTGGCGTCCCCGAGTTTTGAGGACGCCTAACTTCCCGGTGAATGGCTCGAACTATATCACCAACAATCCATTGAACTCGTGGAAAGTGATCACCCGTAAGGGTGGCCTCCCCACGGCCTCGGAAAGGGTGCAAGTTGCCGTCATTACGACGAAATTTGACATCCCTGCGGGGCTCGAGACTTATTCTATCGCAGAAATGCGGTCAATGATCTCGGCACACATTGGTATGTTGACCCAGATGTCGGCCGCTCTTGGCGACAGTTTCAACAATGGCACGCTGTGAAGTACGTCATTGTTCTAGCCATGGTTTTTCTTTATACCATGGCCTGTGCCATTTTACTGAGTCTTGTACTTGGTAGAAAGGTTGGAACCTGGGATTCCTGCATGAAGCAGGATAGTTCCGCTAACGCGGCCTCAGAGACTTTGTAAACCTCTGTTGATTATGGAGATTATGACTATGTCATCGATAGAGACTAGCCAAATAAAGCTCCACCTGCAACTGGACATGAGACACGTCCTCAATTCGTACCAGTTCGATTTAGCATGGACTGGTGGCGCATTGTGGCCGGACGCTACTCTAGAGGAGGCGAGAGCCTTCTCTCAGGTACAGTGTATTGTTAAGAAATACAACAATGCTCCTGATCCTGCGCCTGGGCCCTGTAAGGCGGCCCTCGAAAAGTTTACTGCAGTGAATCGTCGCTGTGGTGAATGGGAGTACGATCCGCGCTCGTCTCTGGATGATCTCCTTATGGGTGAGTTTAAACAAGCACTCTATAGGTTTTACTACAGAGATGGCGATGGTGGATCCATTATTAGTGGTCTTGACCAGTTAATTGGCAAAGGCAAGGTCGGAAAGGGCAACTCAGTGATGAGCCGCTACCCCGATTTCTACACTAAGGTTTTTGATGGTCCACATAGTACGACGTCCGACGATCTTAAGTTCGCTTGGGATCATGCCGTGAATTCAAATCCCCACTGGCGTAACGCGGAAGCGACTCGTCAGAATCGTTATGGGACTTTTGCGGTAGCAGGTAATAAGTTAAGCTTCGTCAATAAAAACGTCGACGTTGCTCGTTGTATCTCAAAGGAACCAATCATTAACATGTGGTTTCAGTTGGGACTTGGTGAAGTGCTTCAGGATCGTCTGAAAGAAGTCCTGGACATTGACCTGAGTTACCAGCCTTTTGAGAATGGTGAGCAGGCACGGTTAGGTAGTCTCGATGGGTCGTTTGCTACAATTGACCTTGAGAGCGCTTCCGATAGCATTAGTATGCGTATGCTTCGCTATGTGATGCCACGCGAGTGGCTGGCATGGTTGGAGTTACTGCGCAGTCCGAAATGCAATCTTCCTGGTAACAGGAACGTGTCTCTGGAGATGGTGTCTACCATGGGGAACGGTTTTACATTCCCACTGGAGACTGTAATCTTCGGGTGCGTCGTTTCTAGCGTCTACCGTCTGCTCGGGATATCCCTTGGTATAAAGAAGGGGCATTCCCGACAGTACGCCGGAGTGAAAAACTTCGGCGTGTTTGGCGATGATATAATCGTCAAAACCGACGCATATCGATGGGTCGTGAGGCTCCTCGAGTTGCTAGGTTTCTCGGTAAACGTTAAGAAGACCTTTGTTAAGGGTCCGTTTAGAGAATCCTGTGGACAGGACTGGTTTAATGGCCAGCCTTGTCGTCCAGTCTTTATAAAGAGACTGAATTCTGCACAGGATATCTATGTAGCCATTAACACCCTCAACCGTTGGTCAGCAATGACTAAACTGTATCTTCCAAGTCTAGTTGGGTGGTTGAGGTCGCTTATAGCGATCTCGTCTCCCACCGTTCCATGCGACGAAGTTGATACGGCTGGGATCCATGTGCCGAGTGACTTGGCACGTGAAGTCCGGCGTGGGCCGCACGGCGAGTGGAACTATCGTAAAGATAGCCCTATCGTTAGTTGCGTCGATCTCAATGTCTGCCAAAAGGCAGGCGAGTTCGATTTGCGGCGGGTCCAAGACAAGTTGGCGTTGAGGCTCAGCAAGAGCGACCGCAAGGTTAATCTTGGCGGGTTACACGTCTCCTTTATTGGTGGCTACCTGTTAGGCGGTAAGTTGACAGAAAGAAACGATACTGTTGATTACCGGACGGAGCATGCAATTACCCCTCACTGGGATTACAACCCAGACACTTTTGTTGTTGGGGGTTGCAGGCCGAAACGTAGTAAATACTACGCGTTTGCAGATTGGTCATCTGCAGTCAGGATCAATTTGAGTTGAC